TTCAAAAATAATCATTTTATCCATTCCCTTTTTTTTACCCTGAATTAATTCCTGTCCAATTGCCTTATCATAATTTAAATCATTGATCACCGCCAACACAACATCATTACCATCCTTTACCGCCTGTATTGAATTCCGTAAATCACCGGAAAACTCTAAATCAACCTTTTGAACTGAACGACCTCTATTGGAACGTGTTTTAATCCATGATTTGGATTTATATTTTCCGATTGATTGATTTTGTGAATTTAAACCTTTATTAAATATCCGTTGTTTCATTCGCCCCTCTAAATCCTTTGCTCCCAATAACAAATAATTTCCTTTGTTTTGAGTAACAACAAAATTTAATTCCCTTAAAAATGCCTTAAAATCCTCTTTTGTCATTTTTTTATGGATTTGATAAAATAACCAATTGCCAATAATAATAATGCCAAAACCAATAACGGTAAAATAAATGGTTTAAATGAAAAATTAAATAAGTTTTTAAAACGTTCAATAGTTGTTTCCGATCGTATTTTGGTAACTATCACCGTATCCGGTGGACATTCCGAACGGATAAAAATCGAATCACCTTTTAATTTAACAACTTTTACCTCAATTTTTGTCTTTTGATCCTTTAAAAAAATGGTATCTGCTGAAAATTTAAATAAGGTATCAAAATGTTGTTTTGAGGTTATTATTACGGTATCATAAAAAACCGTTTCCGTTTTTACCGATCCGGGGAACCTTTGATTACATTTTTCCTCAGTAATACAACCACTAAGAAACAACACCATCCCCATTACCTGGATGATCATCATTCTTTTTGGTAATAAACTCATTTTTGTAAACATCGATTTTTTTATAAAACCAGGTGGCAAATTCGTTTTTGATGAATCCCAATAACGCCAAATTTTTAACCAGGGATAATAAGTTAACAAGGCATAACGGCACAAAAACGGTTTCATCCAACCAAAATAATGTTTCCTCACCCTTTGCAATATTGGTAACAAATAATAATAAACCTGTATGGCTACATAACGTCCAAAATATTCTCACCGCTTTCCTGGTTTCAAACCGGTTATGTTTGAACGCTAAATACATGCCGGTTAAATGATCACAAATGATCAATCCTATCAAACTAAAATAGGATTCATAAGGTGAATAAATCCAATTTGAAACAAATCCGGTTATCATTCCCAACGTCATTCCGCCAAAAACGGAAACAAACCAAACCTCAGTTTTTAACTTTAATGATAAAACCGATGCAACAATGGCATGAATTTCCTCGTTTACTCTATTCATCGCTTAGGTTTTGGCCGTTGAATAGTTGATGGGCGCGATCCGCCGCCACATGTTCCACAACCTTTTTTGTTTAAATTTTTCATAATGTTATAATTTATGGTGTACCAAATGTATATTTTGAACGGTTGCAAGTTATACAACAATCATCCATCCGCTTAAATAATTCCGGTAGTGAATCAACCAAATTTTTAACATGTTTATTATATTCAGTTGTAAAATCATTTAACAAAAATTCACCCTTTTCGGAATCCAATAAGGTTATTGAATTCAAACGATCCGTTGTTAATGCTTCCTTTACAATTTCAATACCGGCACGATATAAAATAATGAATGGTAATTTGGAAATGATTAAACATCCAAATTCATCAAACGAACATTCCGCCACCGCTTCCACCTGTAAACCATACGTTGAATTACTTAATGATGATCCATTCCATCCGGATCCTGTTAAATAATGTGATGATTTTGAGGAACAACCACAACCGGTTTTGGTTTCCGTATTATTTACATTAATACCGGTATTATCCATTAATACCCAAATATCGGTTGTATCCGATAGGTAATTTGGAAAAATTTCCGCCTCACCATTGGCATCCGTTGTAAATGGATATAATACAAAATCATTACCGTTATCAATTTTGATATTACCTGAATATCCGGTTTGTTGGATTTTAATTTTTACGGTATTAACACGGATCCTCAATAACCTGGATTTGTTGGCTTTTATTTTTACACCTCTAAATACCGGTGATGGTGCCAAAAATGTTGATTTAAAATCCCCAATTTTAATTTGATCCATGATGGAATTTAGCCGGTAATACGGTAAAACCGCCCCGGATAATTCCTGTAAAACCAATAAGGTTGCAAAATCAATTTTTTCCTTTAAAAATTGTAAACCGGAATTACCATCCGAATCTACAATATCCGCCGCGTATCTTAGGTTAATACCCGGTAAATCATTGATAAACAAACCCGATTTTGGATTTGTTGTCAAACATTTTACACCAATGTAGTTTTCAAGACAGGACGGAACGGAATTGATAGGGATCATTTTCGTAAATGTTTTTTTGATCGATTTTTAAATAACATTGATTCCGTAAATAATCCGGAACCCAAAACGATGGACAAAATTTATTTGAAAATTGATTATGTCCGGCAATTTTAACATCCGGCGCATAACTTAAAACCTCACTAATGATGGTTGATAATGTACGGTTTTGATCATCCGTTAATGTGTTTTTGGCGGTTTTTTTATCCGTTGATAAACCACCAATATAACAAACATGCCGTGATTTTGAATTTAATCCCTGTACTCCGTTGGTTATTTCATTGGGATCAATCCAAACATCCGAATTATGTTTTACAAATTCATGCCGTGTACCATCCAACAAAATCAAATCCGAATATCCAACACGGTTCCATCCCCGGCCAATTGGTTTTGGTGCGGTGTGCCAATTACGAACGGTTTGCGCGGTAATTGATTTACCCTCAGGGGTTGCCGAACAATGGATTATTAAATACTCAAATTTGCTCATTAGGTGCCGCCTCTTTTACAACATCCTCTTTGGTTTCTTTAACATTATAACCAATAAAAATTGATTCATATTGTGGATTTGTATGTGTTTCAATTTTTAACTCCGGTTTTAATTGTTGAAACCATTCAATTACCATTTCAATATCCCTGGTTTTTTTATATCGATAGGCCTTTTTTTGAACGGCAATAACAATACCGGTACCATTGAGTAAATATTTACCCCATTTTTTTTTGATTACCTGGATGTTTGTATGTGAATTCAATTTATGCAATGATAATGAAACACGTAATTTATTTACCGCTTCCAAATCACCGCCCTGTTTTTCAATACAATGTAATTGATCCTCATTTAATTTGGCATGTAATACCTGAATATCATAAGTTTTACCCAAACCAAAATGAAATAATAATACGGCCTCACGAATAATTGGATCAACCGTTAATAATAAATGTTCCTTATAAATCATGTTGTTGTTTTTTGTCAAAAATAAAAAAAAGAGGTAAAACATTATTGTTTTACCCCTCTTTTATTTGCTCCAAAACTTCGATTAATTACAATCCATCCAAACCGCCCACAACTTGAATAGGGCATAACATTTGAATATCATTCCACAAAATGGTACCATCCAAATAAATTGATCCGGTATTGTTATCCTCAATTACCTCATCAATTTCAATTTGAAAATCCGTTACCACTCCGTAAAACAAACCATCACAGGTTTCATAACCAAATTTATAATCGGATGGTGTTACCAAAATGGTATTCCAAAAATCGTACAACAAACAACCAGGTGATGGTGTTGTAACGGTATTCGTGTTATAATCCTGGAATGTAATTTGTTTTTCGGCACCAACAACACCCTCAGGTTGACAGGATGCAATCCGTTTTTTGGTAAATGTACCTTTTGCCTTTTGTCCTAAAACCAAACCGGATGAAACAATATCACCGGCGGTAACTCCCGCTTCCCATTCGTTGCGATCCGTTGGATCCGTAAATGTATAATCACATTTAAAGAACCAAAAACGTTTAATACCGCCCGGTCTTGATGTGATACCACAACCGGCGGTATAATTTGTTGGTAACGCCGGTGCACATGCTGAATTACAAATTGCCATTTTTTATTTTCCTTTCTTTTTGATTGTGAATAATGGAACGGCATTTTACCGCCGTTCCTTAGATAATTTAAGCCGGGCAACTAACATCGCCACCGGCTGAACAATCCGTTACCAATGTTAATCCATTAACATCCGCGCAAACGCAAAATCCTTTTGGCATAACAAACGGTGCATAATTCAACGCCAATTCTACATACCATTTTTCCGTACAATCATCATAGTTTGTTTTAAGATCGTACAACATGCCGGTAAATGGATTTACAACCGTTCCATGCTCAAATGAATCATTACGTTTTGCATAATCACCCAAATATTTGTTCCATGTAATTAGTTGATAGGTACCCGGTGCAAACATGGCAAATGATTTACCATCACCACCACCCAATATTGATGATGCAAAACGATCCGTGAAAAACATTGATTCTCCAACAATACGGCTCATATCCATTCCGTAATTGGTGTTACAACATGCGATTGATTGCGCTTTTGCCCACAAATCAATTGATCCACCGCCAACCATAATTGGCATACCGGCCATTCCCAAATTTTCATAAAGGTGTTTAAGATATGCCCAACTCATTGGGTTAACCTGTCCGGATGTGTTAAACAATGGAACTGTTATTTCCTCACTTACACATTCATCATCATATACAACCGCACCATAATTTGATTGATAGTGGGTTAACAATGCTTTATCCAATGCAACATCAATTGCATTCATTGAATTCATGATGGTTTGACCAACCCAAACGGTATCCGCTTCACATAATTTGCGCATTTCGTTTTCGTCAAACGACATTTTGTATTTAAGGCAATTGAATTCCGTAATTAATGCCTGTTTTG